GGTCTCTATTGGTGGTTTTATCCTTGTTTCTGTTGCACTTTACTTTCAGAGTTGCGTTACTGCATTTGATGCAGAAAAGTTCCATTATCATGGCGCAGCTGGTAAGTGTCGTAGTTTAGTTGTTGATTCTATTCGTTAATCTCTCATGGCATTAGGTAATATTCAAGGCTGTTTCAAACCAAATCGTATTATAAACCCTTATACAGACGAAGTAATGTATGTAGAGTGTAGAAAGTGTCCTGCATGTCGTAATCGTTACGCTTATAAGTGGCAAGAGCGAGTATCAAAAGAATGTACATTTCACCGTTATAGTATGTTTGTAACTCTCACCTACTCTAACGACAATCTTCCTCGTTTCCAGATGGTTTGGAATGATGCTATTGATAATTACCAAATGCTTTCTAATCGTGATTGTGATTCTGAGAAGGTTCTTCCAGAAGAATATAACGGCATTTCTCATCGTATGACACATGACACTCAAGGTGGTGTTCCGTATGTCTGTCGTTATGATGTTGTTACTTTCTTTAAACGATTTCGTTCTCGTATTGATTACTCATTTAAAATAAATAAAATCAATGAAAACAAAAACATTCGTTATTTCGTCTGTGCCGAGTATAGCCCCAAAGGTCTACGCCCGCATTATCACGCAATCATCTGGTTCGATTCCGAGTATATCGCAAGAGAATTCGGTGAAATCCTATCTAAAAGTTGGTCGCATGGTATTGTCGACTACTCTCTTGTCAACTCATCAGCCCCCGACTATGTGGCGAAATATGTTGCTTGCAATACTGGTTTGCCAGCGGTTTTACAGCTTGAATCTACCCGTACATTCCACCTCCAAAGTAAAAAGCCATGTATCGGATTTAGTAAGGCTGATTCAGAGGAATTATTCAAAAATGTCATTAATGGAACTTATGGACACCTTGAATCTGACCCTTCCACTCAATCTACCGTACATGTTCAACCTCCCCGTTCGCTTGAGATGCGATACTTCCCAAAGTGTAAAGGCTGGCGCTTTATATCTTATTTTGAAAAATTACGAGTTTATTCTTTTGCAGTCGACTATGAAAGATTAAACGGTTATCTTCCAGAGTCTTCTGTACTTCATGAACGCTTTGACAGTGTTATAGATGTTCATGCTGCTTTAGCGTGTTATCGTTTTTGCAAGGATTTTTCAAGTACTCCAGAGTTATATCTTATGTATGTTGATAGATACTATAGTAATAAGGAATTGTTTAATTTAAAGTTACAATATCAGTATCAAATTAAGTATGTTGATGATTTGCACCAGCCGTTATCTCATCTTATGGATTTTGATTTGACATTTTACGAGCGTATTCCTTTATATCGTTATGGTGTTACTCCTTATATCACTGCTGCATTATCATCGTATGGTGTTGCTGTTGATTCATTGTATCATCATGGTAGATTAGACGGTGCATGTCTTGACAGTTTAAAACAGAAGTCTTCTCCATTTTATTACACTAATATAGATTTACAATGTAAGATTTCAAAAGATTATAATAAATCACGTGTTCTTAATGAACAATTAAACCCTAACATTTTTAATTCAATTTAGTTATGTCATCATTTAAAATTCCTACACCACACCCAAATTTGAGCCGTAACGGCTTTGATTTGTCTTCTCGTCGTGTGTTCTCTAATTCTGTAGGTCAGCTTTTGCCAGTTGGTTGCTGGGAGTTGAACCCGTCAGAAAAGTTCCGTATTTCTGTGCAGGACTTAGTCCGTACGCAGCCTTTGAATACTGCTGCTTTTGCTCGTTGCAAGGAATATTATCATTTCTTCTTCGTTCCTTATCCTGCGTTATGGATGTATTCTGATTCGTTCTTTACAGGTGTTGTTAACCCAGATAGTTCTGCGAGACGTTCATCTTCTGGTACTACTAATTATGATTGGGTTCCAAAGTCTGCTCCTTATTTTGACCTTGATAAAATAATTGATAGGCTTACTGGTAAATCTTATTCTGCTCTTGATGCGCTTGGTTATAGTCGTGCTTTTGGTGCTTTTAAACTTTTGCACTATTTAGGTTATGGTGTTAATTCAGATGGTGAGGTTGCTGATTTGCAGTCAACTGAAAGTTCTTCTGCTGTGTCTGATGCCTTTGCTGGTACAACTAAGGGTCATCGCTCATCTGTTCTGAAATTTGACGGTCATTCTGGTACTGGTGCGAAGTTTGCTATCTTCCGTTTGCTTGCTTACCAGCGTATTTATAACGATTTCTATCGCAATCAGCAATGGGAGAAACCAGATGTTGAAAGCTTTAATATCGATTGGCTTAAAGATGATAATCTTGCGGAAGTTCCAGTTGATGTTGTTGAAAAGGCTTTAACTCTTCGTTATCGTCAGTGGAACAAGGATTTGATTACTTCTTCAATTCCTACTCCTAACTATAATGAAGGTATATTTGAGCTTCCTACTCTTGTTGGTGGTTCTGGTTATGGCATTGAGCGTTCTAATCTTGGAATTCCGTCTTTAAAAACTAATTCCCAAGACGGTTTGCGTTCTGTTTCTCCTACCGATTTGCGTGCTATGTTTGCCCTTGATAAGATGCTCGAGGCTACTCGTCGTGCGCATGGTCTTGATTATCAATCACAGATTGCTGCTCACTTCGGTTTCGATGTTCCAGAAAGTCGTAAACCAATGGCTCACTTTATAGGTGGTTTTGATAATGCTATTTCTATTGGTGAAGTTATTGCAACTGCATCTGGTACAGCTGGTGAATCTCATTCGGTTGTTGGTCAAGTTACTGGCAAAGGTATAGGTTCGTTGAATTCTCATTCTATTGAGTTTACCTCTAAAGAGCATGGACTTATTATGTGTATTCATAGTATCGTTCCACAACCAGACTATAACGCTATATTTGTTGACCCATTCAACACAAAGTTGAATCGTGAGGACTACTTCCAGCCAGAGTTTCAGGATTTAGGCTATGTTCCTCTGAAATCATCTGATTTAGCGTTCTTCCGTTCTGATTCTGCTGCTAATTCACGTGAAGTTAATAATAAAGTTCTTGGCTATGTTCCACGTTATCACGAATATAAAACTGCTCGTGATGTTATCTTCGGGGATTTTATTAGTGGAAAATCTCTTTCTGCTTGGACAACTCCACGTTGGGATTTTGTTAACTTCACAAAGGATAACAATAAGGTTTCGGTTGATTTGTCTGCATCTAACTTCATGATTGACCCTGGTATTATGGACACTATTTTTGCTGTTCAGTATGGTGGTTCTTCAAGTACTGACCAGTTCCTTGTGAATAGTTACTTTAATGTTAAAGCTGTTAGACCTATGTCTGTCACTGGTTTACCTTCACTTTAATTCTTGATTTATGGATAAATTACTTTCTCGTGCTGATATTCTCTATCAGAATCAGCGTTCTGAATCTCATATTACTCGTGTGATTCCTCTCGATGTTAATGGTGTTGTTACTGGTGAATCAATTGTTGATTCTTCATTAACTGATACAATTCAGCCTATTAATCCAGTTACTGGTTGGCGTGATAATTCTATCAGCAGATTGATGTCACCTAATATTCCAAATGTTGAACGTGAGTTGATTTTATCTTCTCTTGCTAAACAGAAAGGTTACAATTCTCCTAAAGATTTGTCAGATGATGATTTGCTTGAGATTCTTCCCTCTCGTTATTCAACCGACCCAGTAGAACTTGAAAGGTTTAAAGAGTTTGTTGATGAACTTCGCAATGTTGATGATACAGAGCCTACTGCCCCAGTAGAACCTGCTCCAGTAGAGCCAGTATCTCCGCCTGCTGAATAATTTTCTATAGTCCCTGCAATATCGTAGGGACTTTTACGTTAATTAATTAAATTTATTATTATGCCATTTCCAGTCGCTGCTGCCATTGGTGCAGCTGGTTCAGTTCTTGGTAGCTTTATTGGTGGTTCTACATCTGCTGCTGCTCAAAGACGTGCAAATGAGACAAACTTACAGATTGCACGTGAGACTAATGCGCAAAATTATCGCATATTCCAAGAACAACAACAATTTAACGAAAACCAGTTTAATCGCTGGTTAGATTACTCTACTCCTGCTGCTCAACGTCAACGTTATGAAGATGCAGGTATAAACCCTTATATGGCTGTTGGACAGTTACAAAATGGTACCCCTTCAAGTGCTTTAACTTCCGCTAATTCCGCTCCTATGCAAGGCGCACAAGTTCAGCCAGTGCAAGGCTTAGGCGATGCCTTACAGAATTCGATTGAACGTGCTGCTGGTGTCTTCTCCTCTATGATTTCTTCTATCTCAGATGCTGATTTGAAAGGTAGTCAGAAGACTGGTACGGACATCGATAATCGAACACGAGGACGCCAGAATGAGGCTAACGTGCAAAAGACAAACGCAGAAACTGCTAAGTCTGGCGCAGAATTTAGACGTACAGAGCAAGAAAATAGTTTCTTTGATTCTACTCTTGCACAGCGTAAAGAGTTAATGAATATTAGTGTTGATACTGCTAAGAAACAAAAAGAACTTCTTGACCAGCAAGTATTCCAGTCTCAACTTCAGAATTCTATGGCTAATATTGATTTGGGTATTGCATCCAAGTATAAGGATATTATGTTTAAGCAGAATTTGGCGAATATGCTTGCGCAAGAGTTTGCAACTTATCAAAATGTTGCTCAAGGTTGGAAACACGTCAACATCGAAAAGCAGAATGCTAATACTAACGCATATAATGCGAAGACTAATCGCATGAATGCTAATACTAACGCTGCTGTAGGTGCTGCACAAATTCAGAATCTTGTTTCTTCTGCTATCAAAACAGCTGAGGAAACCTCTGGTATTAAAATCGACAACAAGACTAAAGCGCAACTTAATCAGACTATTCTTCAAGGTCTTGGACTTGATAACACTGATAAGCGTAACAAAAATAAGGCTTTCTGGTGGAACTTTGGTTTTGATAAAGCTGAGCAACTCTCTCGTATTGGTGTTAATGGCAGTTGTACGTGCTAATGCAAAGATACACATTTTGAAGCAAATCACAACATATCATCGACCCGAATATGCTCTATGCAGAGTGGGCTCGTGCTACTGGTAAGACGGAGGGCGTTATCGTTCCTCGTCTTATTCGTGTTACAAATGATATGCCTGGTGAACTTTCGTTCCTTGTTCACAAGACTTACGTCGCCTTGATGACGAACGTCTGGCCTAACATTCAGGCTTCGTTCTCACGACCTGTCATCGTGAATGGCAAGCAGCGAGCAATGTTAGAGTATGGCATAGACTATGTGGTGGGCGAAGCAAAGCTACCTTCCCACTTCCGTCGACCACGATACCCTATTGCCTACGCTAAGCACTCGGTCATCTTTCGCAATGGTGCACACCTCCAGTTGGTATCTTCTGATCAGCCTGAGAGTGTCGCTGGTCGAAGTGCCGTCCACGCCTTCGTTGAGGAGATGAAGCACAACAGCGGTGAGAAACTAAAGTCGCGACTCTTCCCTTC